TGCATAGACTACAACACGTTTCTTTGACTTTCTGGAGAATTCATGCAACTCATCACCATATCGTAAAGATGAGTGCTGCACGATCTGATAGAACACACCCCTTAGAATATCTCGCACTGGGATTTAGTACCGGAATCATTCTCGCACTCTTTGGCGCAAGTCAAGAAGTTATTGCGGTAACTGCAGCATTCTCGTTTGCAGGAGGATGGATGAATCACGCAAACCTACCGTTAAGGCCGGGGATTTATGGATGGTTCTTCACCGCAGCAGAACACCATCACACTCACCATTCAAGAAAACTATCACAAAGTAATTGCAACTATGGATGCAATGTAATCATATGGGATAGAATATTTGGAACTTTCTGCGATGCGCCGACTATTCAAGGAGTTGGTGCTGGGAAGGGAGTTGCATTACCTCTTTGGAAACAATATGCACTATCATTTATGTCAAATAAACAATTAAAGGAATTATAAAATGAGTAATCAACCAATGTGGTCAGATGAAGATGAGAAAAGAATGGATGTCATCGGTAGTAATGGTAATGACGGCGAACATTATGCCGTAGTAGAAGAAAAAGAAAGGCAAGAATCTGCACTTGCAGTAGGATTTGCTCGTGCTGGAACTGAGTTAGATGCAATAGAGGGAGAAATACCTTCTGCATACGATGTTCCACTGGAAACACTCAATCCTGTATGGAATAAACTCTTTGCAGAAAATAAAAGTTTAGAAATGTTTCAAAGGCTCAGGGCGGAAGATCCTGTACACTTCAATGAGACTGAAGTCGCAGGCAGATTCTGGTCATTATCGAAGTATGATGACATCAAATCAGTCGATATGAACTATCAAGACTTTTCTTCAGAACCAATGATAACAATTGGATTTCCTATTGGAAAACCAAGACCAGAAGGGGCATTAGATATCTCTCTGTTTATTGCAATGGATCCCCCTAAACACGATCTACAAAGAAAAACAGTATCACCTGTAGTATCATCAAGAAATATGGCTGGTCTGGAACCTCTGATTAGAGAAAGAACTGGTGCAGTATTAGATTCACTCCCAGAGAATGAAACATTTAACTGGGTAGACAAAGTTTCTGTCGAACTGACCACACAAATGCTCGCAACTCTCTTTGACTTTCCATTCGAAGAACGTAAAAAGTTAACACGATGGTCTGATGTTGCGACTGCAGTGCCTGGCGCAGGGATTATCGACAGTGAACAACAAAGAATTGACGAATTGATAGAATGTTTACAATATTTTACTGAAATCTGGGAAATGAGAAAGAAAGAACCTACAAATGATTTTGTTTCTATGATGGTCAAGGGAGAACACACAAAAGATATGGAACCAATGGAGTTTCTGGGAAATCTTCTTCTACTGATTGTAGGAGGAAATGATACTACGAGAAATTCTATGACCGCTGGTGTTCATGGTCTTAACTTATTCCCGACAGAATACGAAAAACTCAAATCAGATCACGGATTGATACCGAATATGGTATCAGAAATTATTAGATGGCAAACCCCTCTTGCGTACATGAGACGAACTGCAAATAGTGACTGCATGATCAGAGACAAAGAAATTAAAAAACACGATCAGATTCTTATGTGGTATGTTTCTGGTAATCGCGACGAAGAAGTTTTCCCGAATGGAGAAGATTTGATTATTGATCGAGCAAATGCTCGTAATCATCTGTCGTTTGGATTTGGAATTCATCGTTGTATGGGCAACAGAACCGCAGAACTACAACTCAAGGTTCTCTGGGAAGAAATTATGAAAAGATTTGATCGAATAGAGGTTGTAGGAGAAGAGAAACGCACATTTTCATCATTTGTCAGAGGTTATACTGAACTTCCTGTGAAAGTTTATAGAAAATAAACATAAATAGAACATGGCAGACTTTAGACCACTACTCAAACGACTTGCACAGAAAGGCATTCAACCGAACTCAGCGGCGGCTAGAGAGTGGTTTAGTAAAAAGGTGAGACAAAGTGCAGTAACAAGTGCTTTGTCGCGTCAACCGGGCAGGAGAAGTCTTTTATCTGACTCAGATAGAAGAGCGGCGACTCCACAAATAGGAAAAATGTATTTCTACAATTACGATCCAAAGTTTAAGGATAAGTTACCCTATTATGATGAGTTTCCGTTGATATTTGCAGTGGATTATTTTCCTAGAGGATTTCTGGGAATGAATTTGCATTATGTATCTCCAAGAAATAGAATGTTAATCATGAATAGTCTAAGTGATATTGCGACAAATGCAAGATATGACTCCAGTACAAGACTTGCGTTATCATACAGAGTATTACAGGGAGCAAGTAAATTTAGTACGATCAAACCTTGTATCAAAAGATACTTGTACAATAATGTGAAGAGTAGTTTTGTGACAATAGACGCAAATGAATGGGATATCGCGATATTCCTTCCAGTACAAAGATTTAGAAAGGCCAGTGCAAGCAAAGTCTGGTCTGATTCCGCGAGAGGATAACGATGGCAGAGAATTCACCAACAAGCGCAAACCTTAATCGCGGATTTAATTTCGACAAAGGAACTACAGAAAGAGGCGGTAAGAAGCCATTCAAAAGTACTATCATCGATAGAGGGGGAAAATTCAGTATACAGGATTTTTCTTCTAAAGTATCAAATAATTTATTGATACCTAATACCTATGCGATGTTTATTCCATACCCAGCAGGACTTCCTACGAGTCTTACAGATGGAATGTCGGAAAACTTAACTCTCAGAATTGATAATTTAGAACTACCCGGCAAACAGCTCGCCACAGAAGAAGTTCAATATTACGGCCCACCTAGAAAATCCGCATATGGAATGATATACGAAGACTTATCTTTCAATGTATATCTGAGTAAGGATTTAAAAGAAAGAGATTTTTTTAGTGCATGGATGGATTTAGCATTTAGTTATAATACCGCTCATGTATCTTACTATGATGATGTCGTAAAGGATTGTACTTTCTATTCATATGATAGAAGTTCAAATCAAAATCAAATCCAATCTACAATCGATAAAGTTAAAGGAGCTCTTGGAGAGTCAGAAAAGAAAGAACTGAAAGACTTTTCAAATTACTCTGTAACCTTTGAAGAAGCATATCCAATTTCTGTTGGACAGATAACCTATGCATACGCATCAGACGAAATTGCAAGTTTACCTGTCACAATGGCATACCGCAAGTGGAGAAAGTCAGACTAAATAATAGTAGTGACTTATTTTTTATTATAGGAGATTAGAATGGCTCTACCTAAGTTAGATACGCCAACTTATAATCTTACGATTCCGTCAACCAAGAAAAAGATTAAATTTCGACCTTTTTTGGTTAGGGAAGAAAAGATTCTATTGATGGCTAACGAAGGAGACGATGTTGAAGAACAAGTAGATGCAGCGAAACAAATTATTGCAAACTGTATTATTACAAAGGGCGTGAAGATTGAAAGTCTTGCGACATTTGATATAGAGTATTTGTTTGTCAATATTCGTAGTAAGTCTGTAGGAAATGTTGTACAGTTAAATTACAAACGTGAAGGCTGTACAAATAAAACTGAAGACGGAACTCCAACTCAGTGTGATGTCAGATTTGACATCAATTTAGATAATGTTGAGATTGAAAACAACGAAGAACATACAAATAAAGTCCAATTAACGGATACTATTGGTGTGATAATGAAATATCCAGATTTCAAAATGCTTAACGGCATTCAGAATCTGAATACATTTGATGATACAATGAAAATGTTAAAAAATTGTATCGAATATATCTATGATGGCGACGAAGTTTATGATATTGCAGATTCTGATGATGAAGAAGTTTCTGAATTTCTAGAATCTTTGTCGCAAATGCAGTTTCAGAAGATAAATACTTTTTTTGAGACTATGCCTCAGTGTGTAACTGATGCAAATGTGAAATGTCCCGATTGTGGATGGACAAATACCTTTAAACTACGAGGAATCACCGATTTTTTCGTATAGGTTTATATCATGAAACATTATATTCTCTCTATCAGACAAACTTCGCATTGATGCAACACCATAAATATAGTCTGACAGAATTAGAGAATATGATGCCGTGGGAAAGAGAAATCTATGTATCAATGCTCTTGAACTATCTACAAGAAGAAAAAGATAGAATGAAAAAATAGGAAATTATTATGGCAGTAGAAAAACCTTTAACAAAAAAAGTTAAAATAGATCTAGAAATTGACACAGATACAGTTAACAGTGGAGGCAATCCATATAAAAAGATGATTCATCTTGCTGCTGCGGTTGATGCTTGGAGAATTTTTCCAAGATTATTCTTATCTGTATACATATTCTTATTATACAAAACAGTTCTTTGGTATATGGATCTTCCAGCACCTTCTATGGAACAATCCGGTCTTATCTCAGTAATCGTTGGAGCGGGTGCTGCATGGTTTGGTCTGTATGCTGGAACAAGTAAATCAAATAAGTCTTTTAACGGCGACAAATAATGGCTGAAGTAAGTCTAGACTCAGTAATAGATAAATTAGAATCTGTAAATATGGACTATCGGGGTTTGTCTGAGAGTCTAGACGGTGCTAGCGGCGCATTAGAATCTAATACTGCGAATGAAGCGTTACGTCAAGTATCTGAATTGATATCAAAACAAGGAGATATGGAAGCGAAAGAACGCAGGGCCAGTAGAAAAGAAATGGCGAATATCGCAAAGTTGATCGAAGACTCTAAAGAGGTTGGAGATTCTGACAAACAAAGATTCCAATCACTAATCCAAATGCACGATCAAAGAGTCAAATCAGATTCTTCTTTGATGAATGATGTTGGCACAAAGATTACAGATACTCTCACTGAAGGCGTAACTAATATTAGTGCAGTAGTCGCTGGTGTGGTGTCTGATAGTCCTATCCTTGCGTTGGGGGTTAAATTCTTGGGGGATAGTGTAAGAAAGGGCGTAGTCGCATTCCGAAATTTCAGAAAGAAGAAACGAGAAGAAAAAACTATCAGAGAAAAACAAAGAGAACTCTTCAGAGAACAAGAAAGAATTGATTCCGAAGAAAGAAGAGTTCTAAGAGAACAAATTTCAGAATCTGATGTCCAAAATAAATTAAATCTCTCCGAAGAAGATATACAAAAGAAGGCAGAAGAGGCTAACAAGACCAGAGAACAGATCTATAACGAAGAAAGAGACAGAATTATAGAACAGTCTAGGATCGCCAAAGAACAGAGAGATAACGCACAGGCAGAACAGACAAGAATACAAGAATTGAGGGATCGTGTTGGTTTAGATATAGAATCTGCAGATCAAGAAAGGGTTTCTCCAGCAGAAATTAGTTCAGATTCTTCAGAAATAAATCAAATTACTGGAGAGGCTGGAGAAAGAATAGAATCAAGTCTAGTCTCTAGAGTAACAGAGGGGGGAGATAGCGATACCACTACTTCTACAAATACAATAAGAGAAACTGGGTCAGATTCTTCTGAGAGTGTTCCGGTCAGTTCACCCTTCCTACAAGAAATAAGAGATTTACTAGAATTTTTGAGCTCTCAACAATCTCAAGGAGAACTTGATGCGATTGAATCCGAAAGAGAAAAGAGACGATCTGATCAAGCGAATCTGAGAGTAGAAAGAAATCAAAGTTCTCTTCTAGAAGATTCTATAGAAACCGCAGAAGAAGCAAGAGAAGAAAATAAAGGAGTATTTGAATCTATTGCTGGAGGTTTGGGAATGTTCAAGGGAGTTCTAAGATTCTTGACAACTATTCCTAAAGTTCTTGGAATGTTATTCAGTCCAATTGCACTAAAAATAATGGCAGTGGGTGCTGGAATTGCAGCTGTTGTGGCATTCATAAGTTCAGATCTCCCACAAAAGATCGGAGAGTTTGTTGCTGCAATTCCAGAAAAAATAAGCGAGGCGTTGAATTCTGTTTTCGATTCAATAAAAAGTTTTTTTGTTGGTCTTATAAAACCAGTAGCAGATTTTTTGGGGATTGATTTGGGCGGTAGTGACGAAACTGAGGCACCACAAAGAACTGGGGGAAGGGGCAGGAATGGCTCTCAACTAGAAAGAAGAAGACAAAATTCGGAGTCTAACCCAAATATAACTAACGCAAACCAAGAAACAAATATTAACGAATCTGTGACAACTTTGCCTGCGCCGGACTCGGCCACACCAATAAACAATGTAGTTGTTCTTGACGAAAGAAGAAGATCTAGGAGAGGGGGAAGAGGATCCAGAAGAGGTATGCTCGGACTAGAGTCTCCTAATATAGAATCTGCAGAAACTGAAAATGTATCAGTAATACCCACAGAACTCGCTCAGGGAACACAGAGTCCTTCTCAGAGTGTTGCAGTAACAGAGGGTATAGTTATCCCTGCTGGAGAATCTATGCCCATAGAACAAGTTTCTGGTACTCCTACACAAGAACTTGGAAATATATCATCTCCTATGGCTGGAGTAAGAAGTTCTGCGGCAAATGTTATGAAAGAGAGTGCGATAGAGAAGAGTGCAGCGACCAATATCAGTCCTATACTCAACAACCTATCAAATGTGACCAACAATAATGTATCAAATTCAAGCAGTACTGTAATCCCAACAAAGGCATATAATACTGAAAATAGTTTTAATAAAATCAACTCAGCACTATCCGGTGCAGTATAAGGAGAAACTTATGTTACAATTAGAATATCTAAAAGCAAAACTGAAAGAGAAAGTAGGAGAAGCTTCTACATGGGACGGGGCAGTGCTTATTGCTGGTGGCATTGCAGTATTGTTTGTTAAATCTATTGTTGCGTACATTGCATACGCAGCGATTCTATATGGTGCTTATAAGATTTATAAGAAGGGATAAGAAGTGGGGCGAGTTTCCTCGCCCCTGAGAGATATTAATCCTCGTTTGCTAACTTCTCAAAGTAAGACAACGCATCATCTTCATCATCTTCCACAGTTGCAACTCTTTCCTTTGCAGGAGCAGGAGCTGGTTCTTCGACTGCGAATGGAACTTCCATCGTGTCTTCGACCATATCCTCTGCAGCAGTCCTAGTCACAGATACAGTACCAAGAACTCTATCAAGACGTTCCTTTAACTGTTCATAAGTCTTGAATGAATCAGGAGAAACAAACTCTTGCAAAGAATACTCTTTGTTAAAGACTGCTTCTAACTCATCGTCATCATCAGACAATGCACTAACAGAGTCAAACTCAGACTTGTCATAGTTGATATAACCGTCTACAGTTCGAATCTTCAACTTGAAGTTCGCACCTTCCCATAAATCAAATGGGTTGATTGGCTCTTCATCTTCAAATGCGGGTTGCATGATGTCAGAGATCTTATCAAAGATCTTCTTACCAAACTGGTATAAGAATACCTTACCTTCATTTTCGGGATGAGCTGGATCACTCACCACATAGATGTTGGAATAATACTTCAACTTACGCTTGCGTTCTCTCGCAAGGTTTTGGTTTTCCGTAGTTCCAGTGTTCCACAGTTCAGTGTTTGCTTCACTGACAGGGCACTTCTTACCCAAGGTTGTCAAAGAGTTCTCAATGAACCAACCACCGGGCCCTTTGAACCCATGAGTAAAGACGCGAACCCAAGGCAAATCTTCATCCGCAGGAGGCGGTAAGAATCGGATTACAGCATAACCATTTCCGGTTTTGTCTGTAGTTGGCTTCCAGAAACGATCATCTCTATTGGAAGAAGTTTGTTGGGGGGATTGGATCTTCTCTAACTCAGCAGTGAGTTTGCTGAAGTCCTTACCCTTTTTGAGTTTTGCGAATGCATTCGACATAGTATTTCCTTATATTCGTAGTATTTTTTGTATTGTCAATATCATCATTATGATATTGTGTAGTATCATACCAAAGTAATATTGGTTTGTCAACTACTAATTATCCCTACTTGCAACTGCAAGTTGAAGAGATTCTTGTGTGAAACCCCGATTGGAGATTAACTCGTTTCGGAATTTTTGCTTTAATTTTGGTTTATTTGCTGTAAAGTATTTTTCGAGAACCTCTTCTTTAGTGAGGCTCTTCATATAATAATGTTTTATTGTTTTCTTTTTTGTTTGTCGATTTATATTCATTACACTTTTTTGATATTTCACTGGCATAATATAATTTCTCCTTAAGTTTCGTTATCATCCTTCAGAGTCTCGTTGAGTTCCCTTCGACGTTTCTCTGTTCTATCAATTCTCTGCCATCCGCCAGAGGTTTTCATTAACACATTTTCTGCATCATCAAAATTTGGAACATCTACTGGCCCTTCTGCTGCCAATTTTGCATTCTTTACTGCGACTAGATTCATATTCGCAGCAATCAACAAAAGTACTGCGAGAGGATCAAATACAAATACGATAAGAAGTATTATCCACTTGACTGCGTTCTCTAATGCTTCTTCTGATGCGTTATTGCCGATGGCAAGTTCTGCAATATACTTAATTGGCCCGACTTCTGCTTCCAGTTGTCGATAACTTGTTTCCAGATCAAATTTTTCTAGGTTCAGATCGTCCAGTTTGTCTTCTAAGGTATCTATAATATTTCTTTGTTCTGCAACCAACTCTAATTTATTATCGTTCACGGGCGCACCCAATTGCGACCTAAGACGTTGTATGAGGGCATTGGAGTCAGTTATCTCCTGACGGACAGTTTCCCTTATATCTGCAATCTGATCCATCGCAGAGTCTACATTCTGGTTATCTTTATTTCTCAGTTCATCAATCTTTTCTAGAAGTTTATCTCTTTCTTCTAGTTGTCGAGATCTGAAGTAATCTACTTTAGATGCAGTTTCTTCTCCATAAGAGCCATCAACAATTGTGCCGACTATTCGCTGTATTATTCTTACATTATTCTCTTCTATGGCTTTGTCTAGTTGTTCTATGCGAGAGTCGATATTTGCAATTTCATCTCTATAGGGTTTGACTCTATTTTCGATGATATCATTCTCTCTTTCGATAATAGCCATCTGAGATTTTATTTGCGGATCCGCACGTTCATATGCGGTATCGATTCGTTGTTGTTCTCTATCTATTTGACTCTGTATCCCATCAGAGAAGTTTATATCTGCACTTTCTAAGTCTTGTATCTTTGCTTCTGCGGCATCAATAAGATAGTCCGTCCGTTGAATTTCTTCTTCTACTCTGAGTATCTTAGATTGATTTTCTTGATTTCCTAGAGTTTGTTCTATGTGTGCAGACGATAAGAACCCAAAAATTCCCATAGAGGTTATGAACATTAAGACCACTACCGCACTCACAAAATATGTTTTAAGTAGTAGTGGACAAGTCTTCCAGTTTCGGTATAACCAAGATGCAGTTACAAGTTTCCCGACCTCAAGAACCACCCCCATAATGATAATTGGGAGAACGGCTGCAGAAAATATCTTTGCCAATCCAAAAATAGAATAATATGCGGCGACTCCACTAATTGCAAGTGCCGACAAAAGTGTAATTACTGCTAAATGCATTTTACTTCTCTAGTGATTTACCATACTCTTCGTAATAATCGTCTAATAGTATCTTCCTTACTTTTTTAGTATAGGATTTATTATTTATGACTAAAAATCCTGAGTACTTTTTGCACTTTCTTTTGTATATCGGCCAGTAAATAGTATCTTTTATCTTCACATTGTCCAAGAAGTCGAGAATTTTGTCTAAAATCACTAATGTTTCAATAGAAATCAACCCCCTACGTTCCATTTGCATGACCAGAGGGTAATCTCCGTCGATACATTCGAAAATTTCGTTAAAAGTTAATTCATTTTTAACAGCAGATTCCATAATTTTACCAAAATCTTCCTCAAAGAGATATGAAAGACTCTGATTTCTAGTTTTCCAGAGTTTATAGTAGTCTTGAGTCTCTTCTGAGAGTAAATCTGAAGAATTTAAGAATTCTCCCCTCGCAATTGCAGTTCCGTTCTCGTTAGAAGACAGAAATACGGACAAGAAGTAGTTTTCTAGCTCCTTGCGAGTGTATTTTTTACTGAGATCTTTGAAAATCGCACGATCTTTTCGTTTCAGATAAGTATTTTCGGGTATAGAGACTCTTCCACGATATTTTATGTAATCATAGGAGTCATTTTTTGTGGAAAAATGATTTTTCATTGCTATAAACATCTTATAACATTCGAAATCATCCATTTTTCTGCTGGCCATGACCAGACTAGACCTCACAGGGGTAATTGATTAGCAGTTTTTGCCATCATATTGAGACTTTCCGCCTCAAATTGTATTTTTTGTTTGAGTACTGTACTCATAAGAGAATTAATATTCTCATAGTCCAGATCATTCTCTTTACAATACATAATAACGGAATCCATGTAAGATTCTCTTGATGTTTTTACATACTTTTCAATTTCTTCGCTGAACTCTTTTTGAGTCATAGTCTTTAGCATACTAGTTTCCTATCGGTAGAATATGTGAGTTCCAATCGTAGTTGTGTAAGACAACTTAGAATGGAATTTAGATTGAACATAGTCTGCATGATACCATAACGCTCCATCAGTTGGATCGTTATGTCTATCTGATCCATACTCAACAGTAACCATTGCAGCCACATTAGTTGCACTTTTCCATGCAACTAAGTCGAGTATTTTATCAGATTTACCATCGCAGTACCAAGAAAATTGACACTTGTCCTTTACTGGAATAAACACTGCGTCATTTGGATCTTTGGTTGCCCTAGTTTTCCAAGATTCCCTGTATTCTCCCTGTCTAACTACACCACAAATGGTGTCTGGATGTTTTGGTGCAAAAACACGATTGAGTGTGACATATGCGACAGCGATTTGTCCCATAACACTCTCATTCCTTGCTTCAAAGTAGATGTTCTCCGCGAGACATCGAACTTCTTCTTCGATTGATGCATTTCTATCCAGTACACTGGTGGCCACTTTGTTGGGTGTAAATAATCCCAACGCTACGGCAAACAGAAACGT